TTGATTTCGTTTGGGAACTTCTCTGCAACGAACTGTGCAATGTAATTTGTATTGCCATAGATCTCGAAGTTCGATACATCTTTATATCGTTCAAGGAATTCTTTGGCTTCACGCATGGTTTCGAGTCGGACAGGTTCGACCGACTTACCATCTAACGCTTTCCATGCAGTAGATTTTTCTACTGGAACATAGAGCGTAGGAGAGAACGGGATTTTTGTTTGAATTCGTCTACCATCTTTGTAACCGCGGTAGAGAAGTTGATTGCCGTAGCGAGAAATATTTGTGTAGAATTCCATATAGCCTATTATACCATAACGAGATAAAAAAGTACATACCTTTAGATCTTATTTTGGCATTACATTGGCTATTTGGATACCACTCCCAAACATTTTGTTGTAGTTGTTTCGCATCTCCACTGAAGGTTCTGCAGTAATTACTACTTTGTCTTTGTTGATACTAACTTCTGAACCATCCAAATATGGCATAAACGGAATCAATCCTATTCCAAACGAACCGCCGTTTTGTTGTGGTACCATGTGGATTGTCGCAGGATTTTTAACAGTAAATGTATCTGTGTGGTCTGTAACTTCACCGATAATTTCTTGTGCAGTTACTAATTGAAGTACTTTAATCATAAATCACCTTTTTCAATAACATATTCAACGATTAAGTTTGCCTTGTGCACATCATCAACATGCTGTAGTACGAACTTACCATTGTAAAAGTTTATCATAGTTAATAAAACATATCCTTTCATCTGACTGGCTTTTATATACCAATCACCTAATCGGACCGTCTCCATCGAGACTAAATGGTTTGTTTTCTCTTTCATAGTATTATCTATAAAAGAGATGGGAGGCACTGAGGCCTCCCGCTTTTTACGACTGAGGTTTTTTAGGTGGTATGCCGTTAACCCAATCCCAATCATCTTCAGTCATTGGGATCCAGTTATTTACTTGCACTTTTCATACTCCTGCATCAGAGCGACTGCACCTTGACGATCGCCCATTCTTGCTTTTTCTGCTGCAGCACGTGCATAACCAAAACCTTTTAAGATGATCCAAATCTGTCTAAAAAAATTTTTCATTTTATTCACTCTCGTTCAAGAGTTCTTTTTTAGACTTCTTTTCACCTTTTACTTCAATCTTACGAATTGGTTGTACTTCAACCATCTTGTCTAATGCAATCTTTAACATACCATTAACGATCTCAGCCGATTGAACTTCGATCTTGTCGGCTAATGCAAATGTGCGGGTGAATGCACGGTTTGCAATACCTTTAAACAAGAATTCTTGGTTATCAGCGTCGTCTGTAGTCTTACCAGATACAACAAGCTTGTTGCCTTCTAGTGTAATATCTACATCAGATTGAGAGAATCCAGCAACTGCAATTTCAATAGTATACTTGTTATCAGATACTTTTTTGATATTGAATGGAGGATAGTTTGGTACGTTTTTTGCTAGCTCTTGACCGAGCTTGGCCATTTCGTCAAATTGCTTGTCGAAACCCACAAAAAATTTGTCAAAATCTTTTGAGGAAACGTTTAAGACATCGAAAGGTTTTTCGAATAATTGTTTTACTAATGCGTTCATAATAGCTCCTATTAAGCGAGTTAAGTTTATTAAAATCTCACCCCAAAATGGGCGTGAGGATGACAGTTATTTACATGGTTGCTGCCGCCATGTTCCCATCCCGAGGGGATCAGAATTCTTTTCGTGTGTTACCTATATTATATTTAGGACACAACTCCCATTCATCGCGCTCTTTAAATGACAATACTTTGATCTGTCTTAGAGGAGCCCGATCCTTGGACTGTTCTACATTATTTATAGTCACAAGACCCCAATCCGATAATAATACCGCGATTGTATTTCGTCTTTGAATATCGTTTTCTGTAATGGTTGACGGCTTGCCATCCAATACAAATAATTCTTTAAAATGAACGATGAAGTATCTACCTTGCTTGTGTAAAATATGGCAAGATTGATATAGCTTCTTATCCTTACGTGACGCTACTCCGATTCTAGTTAGAGTTTCACGTACTTTTAGGAAATCGTCCGGCTCGTTTAGTGTAACTTCCAACATAGAAGCTGGTGTCCACTCGACGCTCTTTTCGTTATTTTCCACCTTTAAAAATCCTTTGTCTCAATTGTCCCATTTGATCATCGCTAAGCAGAGGCAGAACTTGACGAGCCTTCTCATTGCTATAGCCATAATACTCTTTAACCACTTCCAAATCATCAGAAGAGATAGGTTTAATCCATTTGGCAAACCTTTTTTTCTTCCTGATTGTATTTATAAGAAACTCGTTTTGAAGCTTCTTATCTAGGAAATGGCGCTGGTTCATTTCATTAGCCAGCAGGACAGTGTCATAGTGATAGGACAAAGATCTATTCACCATGAAAGGATTATAATTTTTCTCACTTAGCTCATCTACGATAAGGTTTTGTTTAGTATCGCATATGGCATTTACATATTCAAAAGGATTCATATATTACCAATGATGTATTACACCTGAAATAATGAACAGGTTAGTTATAATATAACTGCAAAGGATGAGTGTTCTAATAATAGCTATTTTATCGGCTTCGGAATTATTAGAACTCCCTTTACTACCGATTGCTTTTGCCCATAATCGCCACATTTTCTACGACTCCTTTGCACCACTCAATTGCTGATTGTCTTGCTTCTTGTAAATCTATAAAAACTCCAGTAGCTGGAGCAGCATCGTCATCATCTATATATTCTACAAACCAAAACTCTTCTTTAGGATATATTTTAGCTAACATTATTTCCACTCCGCCGTAGCCATAACTTCAGTCATACAAGCAACTACGTTTAGTTCATGATCAGCAACGAAGGCATTCTTATATTGATAATCAGCAAGTATAAGAATCACTTGTGGAATTGATTGCGGTTGGAGGTGTTCGCTAAGAACATCATAAACTTTTCGGAAGATGGCATGTGGTTCGGTATCAATATTGTTGACAACCCATTCGCGCATTGATTTGAAGTTCTTAGCTTTTAAAGCATCCATCAAATCTTTGATCGACTTATCATTGAGTGTTACAAGGATACCTGCATCGATAGTACCACCAACAGAATAACGTTGAGCTTCATTAAGTACACGTCTCCAATCGGGAGCATGTTTCATGATGAGTTCAGCGAGTGTAGCTTCTTCGAATGTTACACTTTCTGTTGTAAGGATATCTTTAAGGCGTGTCAGGAACTGACCACAGAGTCCAGCAAGTTGTTTCTTATCGAACTTAAAGTCGATAACACCACACCGAGAGTGGAGTGGTTCAATGATGCGGTTCTTAAAGTTACAGGTTAGGATGAAACGACAGTTATCAGCAAACTCTTCAATGAAGCCGCGAAGAGCTGGTTGAGTTGACTGTGGATTTAGATAATCTGCCTCGTCTAGGATCACACATTTATAACCGCCTTGTAGTGATACCGTTGAAGCAAATTGACGAATCTTTGTGCGAAGGGTGTCGATGTTACCTTCTTCAGATCCGTTGATGATGATATAGTCAATGCCAAGTTGTTCACATAAGGCACGTGCTACAGTGGTCTTGCCAAGACCTGCAGTTCCTGAGAACATTAGGTTTGGCAATTCACCATTCTTGACTATGGTTTGAAATGTGTCCTTAAGAGCCTTTGGAAGGATACATTGGTCGATAGTTTTAGGACGATACTTTTCTACCCATAAAAATTGATCTTGCATTCAAAAACTCCATAATATAATAGTACAACAATTAAGCGCTGATAGATTCGTAGAGATCTTCTACTTCTGATTGCTCAGCTTTAAACTCATTAAAGTTTTGCTTGTGATAGATCTTTGCCAATGTTCGAGTATACTTTTGTGGTAACTCATACTTAGTTGCCACATCTTTTAATGTCTCTCGAATAAGATCGCGTTCTGCTTCCATACGAGTCATAGAATTAGATATCTCTACGATCGCATCATAAACAGCTTTACGATCTGACGGATTACTTAGTCTCTGTGTTAGGCTCATTTACTGGTGCTCCTTCTGCTGCTGGTTGTGTATTACCTTCTACTGGCTGTGCATTCGCTTTTACAAATTCAATGATGCGTTCACGAACTTCGCCGACTGTCTTAAGGTCAGCACCTTTAAATACACCTTTTTCAGATGCTAGATCAATGATCTGTACTACTAATTGTAAGTCTGTTAACTTCATAATTATGCCTCGTAAGTTGATGATTTTTCAAGTGCAATCCAATACTCAATAGGTAGTGTCTTGTGTTTGAAATGAGAGATTAATTTACCTGAGATCGATACATCATAATCACCGGGTAAAATCTTAAAATTGCTGATATCGAAGTGAAATTTAAATTTGTGATTACCGTTGGAACCTTCCACCTCAGTACCATATGAGTTAGATGTATTATTCTTAGCATCCTTAACTCTGATTACCATTCCACTACCAGCATCTTCAACAGCAACTGTTGATACAGATAGTAGAGATGTTGCACGTTTCAATGAGCTTAACGTAGCATCTGTTAGTACAAATGATACATCAGTTGCGGGCATCGAAACGTCTTTTTGTGGGAATGTCAATGAAGCTTCATCGGAGAAGAAGTAAGTCATCGATGATTTACCTTCTTCGATATGTGCTGATTTACCATCTGCATTAAAAGCAAATGTTGGATCATTGAATAAAGATAGCGATGACAAGAAATCGTTTACATCATAGATGCCGAAATCTTGAGGGATTTGTTCTGTAATTGCTGCTTTAGCTACGATGTTCTTAGCTTCAGCAATGGTTTTTAGTTCAGATCCTGCCTTGAACATAAGGTTTGGTTGAATGGTTGCAAAATTCTTTAAGATTGCAATCGTCTCTTTAGATAACTTCATATTGATTCCTCACGATTAATAATATAATTATACCACATTTTTCTCATCTTGTACACTATATTTTACGTCGTGTTCATATAAAAACATGAGACAACATAAAGCATGTGCTAAGTGATTCTTGCCCGATTCGGGGTCGTTTTGTTCGCCTTCTTTCCATGCCCACACATGTCGTTGTAGTGCATCGAAGTATCTGCGTTTAGAATCTGGTACATATTTCCAATTATCTGGTTCGTATTTCTCTGCACCAAATGTTAAGATTTCTGCTGTGGCTCTTAATGCCAAAGGTGGTAACAAACCATATTGAGCTTTGTTACCATCAAACTTTCGTCCGCCAGTCGTTGCGTTTTGACTGGCTTTCACAATATCATTTAGATCTTTCTTGCTAGCCATAATTTAAATTTCTCACGGAGAGTTAATTTTGTAGGTGAATAACCAGCAATCTGGTTTACAATGTTTTTCCAAATATCCATAATATAATCCTAAAATAAGAAATGAAGAAGAGAGGGTCGGTGTCCAATCTCCCCTCTCTCTTCAAAATGCCTAAACAATATTAGGCAACAAGGTTAAATCGTTCCGCGGAGGGCACGAATACCAGCAGCAATAACTGAACGTGTAGGTGTACCTAAACGATAAGTTGTCATGCCATTGGTTTTATTTGCATAGATGCAAAAACCTTGTGAACGTAAGTTGCTAACAGTAGCAGTTACGTTCTTGATGCCAAATCGAGAACCGATTTGACCGGCCGTAAAATTTTGGCCTTTTTGAAATGCCGCTAAAAGACGGCTTTGTTTGCTCTTCATTATTAAAGCTCCATAATATACACACTCAAATTCACCTATTGACCGGAAAGGGAGCGTGAAATCCTTTCCGAAGGTGTTCTTTAAACCGTAGATGTATTATTCTCCGGTGACTCAACAAACTGATTCTCTTCTGTCTGTGGTGCTACCACTGCCTTAGAATCTACTTTAGTGTATAGATCCAAGAAAGCTACTTTAGTATCTTCGTCAAAGCGAGAGATACACAATTCAATTGCTTTAGCACGGTCTGCGAAAATGCCATAGCTACGTGCGATATGTACTAGACGACGAGTAGAGATGAGGTCGTCTACTCCACCATCTTTGTATGTTTGTCGAATAATATCTGCCCATGTAGTTAGGTTATCGGCAAATTCTCCATCAAGTTTTCCATAAGTTTCCATTGCATTAAGAATAATTTTCTTTTCTACTGCAATAGAAGGATATGGCTGCTCAAGCGTTGCAACAAACCTTTCTAGGAAAGCTTCGTCAAGGATACGAGCACCTGTAAAACGACCGTCTTCAGAACCACGACCTTTAGTATTAGCCGTTGCGATGACATTAAAACCGTCTGCAGGTTTAATTACTACGCCAGTTTTCTTGATGTATAGTGGCTTGCCTTCTAAGATGGCTTGCAAACACATAAGCTTATTGGATCCACGATCGATCTCGTCAATCAAGCAGATCGCGCCTTGTTTCATGGCTTGTGGTACAGGACCATCACACCATACAGTCTCACCGTTAACTAGACGGAAACCACCGATTAGATCGTCTTCGTCAGTTTCTTCTGTAATGTTTACACGCACATACTTGCGTTTAGATTGAGCACATGCTTGTTCAACCATCATAGTCTTACCGTTACCCGAGAGACCTGAAATGAATAGAGGATAGAACGCATTAGACTCGACGATTTGTTTTACATCACGGAAGAATCCCCATGAAACATACATTGAATCTTTTTCTGGTACTTCGATTTGCACTTGTTGAAATACTTTCTGTGTAATTTTTTCTGTTGGTTGATCTGCAACTTGCGCTTCAGGTTTTTTAAGAGGCAATACTGCTGCCAACATTTCTACTTGATAACGACCTCGACCTACTCGATTTTCTGGCTTTGTGATAAAATTAGGATATCCCAATCCCATATCACGAGCGTGGTCTACTAATTCTTGTACATCAAACACTGAACGACCTGGAAACTTGTCGCCTAAGGTTTTGACAAATGCTTGTTTAATTTCTGATTTCATACTGGACACCTTTCACTTTTAACATAATAAAACTACATAATATAGGTATATTATACCATATAAATATCCTGCAGTACATAGGCCCTATGCAATAGAGTCTACGAAAGCATTCAATAATACACGATTAACTCGCTTAGCCTTTGTCATCTTTGCAAATGCTGTTTTAATCTTACCTTTGCTTGCTCCGTCTTCCACAAGCTCTCCAAACTCATCTTCAACTATGTCCATATATTTTGTACATAGACCAAAATAACGATCATAGCCAAAGATCTTGTCTTCAATGATAGCACGATTCTTAGTCATCTGCGTGGTATATTTTTCCTTATTCTTGATATAGTTTGCAGATCCAACTTCGTGTAACACTTTATTGATTGCTTGATTACGATATTGCGAGATAAAGAAACCTAGCACATTACTATTAGTAGATTCTTTTAAGAACTTTAATAGTCCCTCAGTCATAGCGCTGCCGACTGCTGAGTCCAATTCTAAAGTCTTGCCATCAATTCTAACATAACATTTTCTAGAACGATAGTAATATCCAGTTGCTTGCGTTCTGTGTTTCTCGCCTTCCTCTGTCATGCGAACTTGGAAGTTATCAGATTCACCATCAGATAAAAACATTGCAGTCATGTTTTCAATCTTGTGTTGAAGCTTGAATTTTTTAATCATGTCATTAGCAACGACGATACATGTATTCAGTGGGGTGCTATGGAGTTGATTCCATGAATTGATATACCACTGTGAAATACCACCGTCCCAAGCTTGAGATAGTGTCCATAACATCTCTTGTGCTTTATTATATTCTGCACGAGTCATACGTGAAGACATTAAATTAAGCAAGTTGAATTTTTCTGGGATGATCTCGTTGTCAGAGAAGTCTTCCCATTTTTGATTGCGATCATCTGCATCGTCACGTACACGTGTTGTAAACGCATATACTTCATATGGTATTTGAACCATACGACAGAACAAAGTCAAGTTCAATAGCTGACGAATAGTTGGTCCCAAATTCTCCTGCATAGAACCGCTAAAGTCGATGAACATCATCATGCCGTGATTCTTATAATTTGCAAGCTTTGTAGATTTTAAGAAGATGTCTTCTGAATATTTGTAGGCATGCAACTTATTCGTATTGATGATACCAGTTTTTTCCAATTTAGACCTAGAATATTGGAATGCAGCTTTACGAAGTTCAAATTCTTTAGCCATATATGCTGCAGCCATCTCAGTCTCGTTTTTAAATTTACGATACTTGTCTTTTAGCAATTCTTTTTGCTCAGCGATACGGGATATTAAATGATCTTGATCTGGATTTTCAAAGCGAAGATGCTTTTCCCATTCTGCAAAATAATCTTTGTAGTCGATCACAATGTTCGGTTGACGAACTCTGTTGATCGTGAAGACGTTTTCTTGCATATCTGCAACCACTAATTCTTTCTCGCGATCACGGAAAGCTTTATCTGTCAAAGCTTCTGCAGAAGCTGGTTGTTCGTCTTGAGATTTTCCAGATGGTCCTTTTGTGACGTCATCTTCAGACAGTCCTTCGTTTTCTCCATCGTGACCTTTACCAGTTTGACCTTTAGCATCCTTCTCTGTTTCTTCAGATTCTCCATCAGCAGCACTTTGATCTGGTTTCTCATAGTCATTTTCGCTAGTACCACCGTCATCTTCTTGAAGATCATCAAGAGATTGAGTAACCATCGTTTGCTTTGATTCTCTTGGAGCAGTTTCTTCTAAAGCTTTTTGATATGCATAGATGTCTTTAGCAAGCTTGACGACTTCTTCAAAGGTTTCAGTCTTAAACGATGCATTGTAAAATCCACGCTCGATGTTATCGAACTGAACTTCTATGTTTGGACCAAGCTTAGACTTAAGATTGATTTTATCAATGACACGAATACTATCAACGTCGATGCCTTGAGATTCTAACCCAAAGAAATCTTCAGTTGATAATTGTTTGTATGCTTTTTGAAATTGTGAACGAAGACCAGGATACTTGTCTTGAACTTTGCGTTCAATACGTACATCTTCTAACACATTGAGATATGCTTTAGGTGCACCGTCGACATCATCAACGGCATCGTGCCAACCAACTGATGGTGTATAGAGCGCATGACCTACTTCATGACCTGTGAGTAGATCATAGACAGCTTTACCTTTATTTTTCCAAACTGGTAAAGCTAAGACTCTGCGTTGTGGATCGAACCATGCAGTCTTATAAGATCCGTGAATAACGTTGATGTTCTCTTTAGCTAGAAGTTTAGCTAGAGTAGATTGCTGATTAAAATTTATTGCTATATTTTCGACTGGCATTTGGACACCTTTTACATGTTATTTATTACTTAATATAGGTATATTATACCATAATAATATCCTGCAGTACATAGCCCTTACAAGTCATTGATTTTATTAGCGTTTTTTCTGCTTAGCATGTTTTAATGCCAAAGCTCGTTTCAGCGGAGATGCCTTTTCTAAAAAGTTTGTACCTTCCATGTGGTCATATTCGTGTTGAATGATACGAGCCGTGATACCTGAGAAATCTGCGGTGATGCGTTCACCTTCTCGATTTGTGTATTCAATCTTAACTGTCTTAGGTCGTTTAAGGTTGATGAATACGCCGGGTTGTGATAAGCAACCTTCTTCAAATAAAGTCTCTTCTTTAGAATATTCCACGATCTTTGGATCAAAGAACGTCTCTGAGAAATCATTGAATGTGATACAGAATATCCTATTATCAATACCAACTTGATTGGCTGATAAGCCGATTCCTTTAAAGAACTTACATGCATTTACCAATTGCTCTGCAAACTTCTTCTTATCTTCAACCTCTTTATATTCTAGAGATTTAGTCAACAGTGGATCGTCATACGGGATGAGTTGATAGTTTAGTTCCATTATTTAATCCTTGAAAAATTTCTTTCTTTAACAAATTCAATCTTGTTTCTAAATTTAGAATCAAGTACATCTCCTTTATGCGAGATGACAAACACGTTGGTATCTTGCACAGATCCAAGTATCTTCATAAGATTGTCGATACCATCAGTATCTAATGATGAATCGAATGTCTCATCTAAGATCAATAAGTTTGTATTAGCTGAGTTCTTCATCTTAGCGATCTGACGCCAAGTAAACAGAAGACTTAAGTCAATTCGTTGCTTCTCGCCTTCAGAGAAACTTGCATATGTAAACTCGTCTCTATAACGAGATTTGATCGTCTCATTGAAGGATTCGTCTAAGTTAAACAATACGAAGAAGTCCAAGATCTGTAGGTATTGATTGACTAATTTATTAATGACTGGAAGATATTGCTTAACGATCTTGGTCTTGATACCAGTATCTTTAAGCATCTCACTCGCAATCATGTTATAGTTTTGACCGTCGATGTGAGATAGTTTTAATTCAGCTAAGGATTCTTTTTCAACCTGTAAAGTTTTTAGATCTGCCATTGCAGCTCCAACATCCCCTTCGGTTCCTTCTATCTTTAAGACTTCTGATTCCAGTTTGTCTATTTGATTTTGTAGTGCTGTGATAGATGCATTGTTTGCTACTATATCCATCTGAGCATTTTGAAAAGATTCTACTTCTTCTAATAGAATCATCTCTTCAGCTTCAATAAGTATGAGTTCTTCTTCTAACTCTTCAATATGCTTATTAACTTCCCCGATCTTGCTATCGCACCTATGCACGTGCTCTTGCCGTGTGTCGGCAGATATTTCTTGAGAACAGGTTGGGCACGCAGTTGATTCCACAAAGAAAGTTCTGTTTTCTTGTAGACTCTTAATGGTAGTATTAAACTTATCACCAAATGATAAGAGTTTATTTTTCTTGGTCTCAATTGATTTAAGGGATTTTTGTTTTGTAACCAATTGTGCCAATCTCTCGGATAGGCCAGCATTTTTGGATTGTAGATCCTTGATCGATACTTGGTTGTCCGTGATGGCTTTCTGCTTATCTCGAACCTGATCCTTTGCAAGTGATTCGACATCAACAATGTATTTATTTTGAAGTCTGACTTTTTCCGATATGATCTCGAGTTGATTATTGACGTCATTGATCTGTTCCTTAGTTCGTGCTATTTTTTCTTTCAGAATTTGATTCATTCTAGAAAAAACTTGGATATCAAGTAATTCTTCTATGATCGTTCTTCGTTGACCCGGAGGTAACTGCATAAAAGGAGTGAATGATGCTGATCCAATTACTACTACTTGATGGAACGACTTGTGATTTAATTTTAATACGTTCTGCTCTAAGAATGCTTGATAGTCTCTTGAGTTTGCTTCTTGATTGATTAAGTTACCATTTTGGTATATCTCAAATGTGTTTGGTTTAATTCCTCGAACTATCTTAAATTCTGCTGCGCCAACAGAGAACTCGACTTCAACTACTGCATTCTTATTATTAATTGAGTTTAATAATTGAGGCTTTAAAATATTTCTAAATGGTTTACCAAATAAACCGAATGATAATGCATCTAACAACGTAGATTTACCTGCACCGTTTTGACCTATGATCAAAGTGCTATCATTACGATTTAATTCAATCTCTGTAAATTTGTCACCAGTACTTAAGAAGTTTTTCCAGCGTACTGTCTTAAAAATGATTGCTGCCATTTATACCGTTTCTGTAGTTTGCGCTTCAACATATAACCCACGCAATAGAGTTTTTAATTTATCTTTATTAGCTTCAGTCTCAACTGCATCAACATATGAATCTAATAAGACTTGAGTGTCATCTAACTTAATCTCTTCGTCTTCTACGTTTGAACCCATATATTCTGTAAAAGATTCTGCTATCTTAAGTTCATGTATTGGTCGTTGTGTAATACGATCAATAAGTCTATCAAAGCCAAAAAAATCTTGCTTTCTTTCTACGACGACTTTAACAAATTGATTATCCATATGAGATACATCTATAGTATTATAATCTGTTTTTTCGTCGTTGTACACCAGTTTTGTATGAAGTGTATATGGATTACGAACGGGTGTTATCTCTCGCGTGTTAGTATCAAGCACATGAAAATATTTAGGATCATCACAATCACCCCAAGTAAACTCCATTTGGGAACCAAGATAATGAACATTATCCCTACTAGACTTAGTATGAAAGTGGCCAGACAACACCATCTCAAAGCGACTAAACTCTTTTGTTTCCATTCCATGGGGATTTGGAATACCTTTATACATTTCAAAACCAGAGAATTCAAAATGACCTCCTACAATATCTGCTGAACATGTCTTGATGAATTCCATAGTATCAGCATAATTTTCTACGTTGATCCAAGGGACCAATGCTATTTTCAAACCATCATACTCAACCACCACATTATCCATATAGATCTTAACACAGTCCATGTAATGGCCCATGAGTTCTTTAAGAGAACACAGTTCATTGGTATTTTTATAAAACACATCATGATTACCTGGAATAATATCCATAGTAATATTATATTCTCGTAACTTATCTAAGAAGATACGACGATTGTGTTCGAGCGCTTTAAAGTTAACGTATTTTCGGTGCTCGTAGTAATCTCCAAGATGTATGATCTTGTCGATCTTATTTTCTAGTAAGTATGGGAAAAACACATCTGTGTAGAATTTTTCTTGGTAGTCCATGAAAATATCAGATGAGTTACGTGCACCACAGTGGGTGTCGTTTAATATAGCGATCTTCAATTAAGCAGCCTCAGTGTTTTCAGCAATAAAAGATTCTAATTCATCAACCATTGAGTCGGTCATGAATAGTTCTAAAGATTTGTTTTTCTTTTCTTTCTTTGCAAACTCTTTGATCTGTGAGTCTTTTTCTTTGATTCGACCAATGCGTTCTCTTAAAGAGTCGATGAATGCTTGTTCACCATGTGTGTCATCACCTTCAACACTAGCAATAAACTCTTCTATACCTGATTGCTCTATAAACTTAAATTTGATGTCTTGCTGTTTCTTCTCTTTTTCAATGCGTCTTAAGAATGCAAAAAAGCAAATTTGAGTAAAGTATGAGAATGCGTTTTGTGTACCAGTTCTTGTCTCAGCATTAGGATTATAGTTAGTTATTGCGCGTAAGCAATTCTCTACTGCGTCCATGACCATCTCTTCTCGATAAGTGTATCGAATAAAATTTACTTTATGCGATAAACCTTCTGCGATCTTAAGAAAGCATTCAGCTATATAGTTAGGTACTATCGGGATTGTTGTTCCATCGGTCTTTGCTTGGTTGACTGCTGCTGCATAATCAACTAACGCTTTGCCGAATTTTTTGTTGTCCACATAATGCGGACGAGCCTTTACTTCAGACATGTTTCATTCACTCCAATTAATGGGACACATATCGGTATTATACCATAAAAATAACAAAATGTACAACTATTTAAAATTTATTTTCGGGGGCCTATGTACAACAGGATATTTACAGTATATAATATATCTACCCCCAGGGGCCAGCAGTATAAGGATTAGTGATAAGTTGGCGGTATACCGTCATCTTCTTCTAAGATCTGGAAAGAAGCTTGATGCTGTGCTACTTCAGGAACACGAGCTTGAGACGCATCTGTTATAGGTGTGACAGCATCTTGTTCTACATTGACCATCATCTTAACATAATACATTGCAACGGCATCGTTAACGAGAGCCATAGCAAGTATGTTAGACTTAGCGATGATATGTTCATCTTCATCACAGAATCCCATCCAACGAGTAAACATGTTAGCTTCTCTGGCGATGGTACCTAATTCAATTCGTTCTCTGTATACCTTCAATGGACCTCTAATCAATACTTCTTCGCGATCCTCTCCAACCACTTCTGTTAGGATCTCATCACCATTAGTAAGTTTTAGTTGTCTTATATCTCTACTAATCATGTTAGCTTGACCTCGTGGATCTTATAATTGAATTGCTCTTTACTATATATTTGAATCCGAATTCCAGCATGGATGAGCGTAAAGTTCTTCTTTGTCTTCCAATGCAAGTCATCTGATATATCATATAATGTTGTATCTCTGCCGTCATCAGCCTTTCTTAGACCACGGCCAATAGATTGTAATACTTTAATTTGTGATTTAGAAGGAGATGCGAATATGATATTGTGCAAATTCTTAATATTAATACCTGTTGAGAATGTACCCAATGATGCTACGATAACGGCATTCTTCTCTTTCTCTGTTATAGCGCGAACTGTTTCTCTATCTGCAACATCTGTTTCGCCAGACACATAAAATACTTTTCTATCTTCAGAAGCATTATCTCTGATTAACTTAAACAACGGTTTACCATGCTTATCAACACGATTAAACAATACAAGCGTATTACCCTGTTGATCTAACGTTAGGTTCTTAATAAAATTATTACGCTTCTGATGTGCGATGATAAAGTCGATTTCCTCTGCATAAGTTTTATCTTTAACTATCTTGCACTCTTCATCAGAATATTTCATCACTAAACATTTAATATCTAGTTTAGCAAGTTGATCTGCATCCATCAGAGCTTTAGTAGTAGTGACTTGATAAACTTGTCCAAATAAACCTTCTAATACTAACTTATGTGTCAGTGTACCATCTAAAGTTCCAGTTAGACCAAAACGATACGGACAATCTATCAACTTTTCCATGATAGATGATAATGATTTTGCTTGGAATGTATGTGCTTCGTCACCAATAACCATTCTAAACGGTGCGAACCAATCTTTCGGCAACTTATAAACAGATTGCCATGTAGTAATAACGATTGGTGCTGATGTATCTTTTTCTTTTCCGCTGTAGATTATATGCATCATTGACTCATCAAACGAATCATCATTTTGTGCATATGTTAAAAAGTCAGATCTCATCTGTTCAACTAAGCTAGTAGTTGGAACGATTAATAATAATCTTTGTTGCTTTAATACATTTAAATAAAAGCGTATGATGATATAGATTATGAGGGATTTACCAGATGCGGTAGGCGATACGAGTAATGCTCGCTTATTCCTCAAACCATATACAGCAGCTTGATATTGATAGCCACGAGGTTCGAATGGAAGCTTTAGAAATTTATTGACGAAGGTTTGTAAGTCTTCTTCGTTGACTTTTGTTATTTGGTTTGGAACGTTAACTTCAACTTCGTATCCACGTTCTTCTGCAAACTTAATGATATAATTTAATAGACCTACGTATAATGTTTTTGACCTTAGATCATATAGTCTAATCTTTCCATCCCACATTTTATTCTTAAACGCTGGCATGAATTTATAGCCAGGAACATAGAATGTAAAGTAGTCTGCTAATTCTTGTTTAACACCACCGTCGCACTCTACTCTTAGGTGCACATCATTAATTTTGCTGACTACTATCTTGTCCATTATACACCGGATGTAAACTGTCTCCACTTAATCATATTACCGATCGTCTGATGACGCCAAGTAATATTAGAAACTATATCAGATAGCGTATCTACTACAGTTTTCCAATATTCAATTTGTGATTGAAGTGTTTGAATTTGGTCATCGCTTTCATAAAAGTAATCCATATCGCTTTTCATAGGTTTACTTAACCCATCGAATGGATCGTAGTCCCAACCCTTTTCATCTATAGTGGTTTTATCCATCTTACCGTTGTACCACATGAATTTATCTTTCAATAATTTTTTAAACTCCATCTCTTTACGATGTTTTTGAAGTTTAGCCAATGAAAGAAGCTCTACATATTTAGCATGTAGTTTAGGTGTATCTTTGGAGGATTTATCCAATTCAACGTCGTCGATCTGGCAATCGACTTTCCAATTATCTAGTATTTGTTCAAGTGTTAGCATGTTAAAACCTTAGGGTTATTTTATACCCCATTATACCACATTTTTAAGGGAAAGTAAACAGTTAATTTTCGAACGTGAAATAGTCGTAGCGGAAAGTTACATCGACAGTACCATAAACAACGTCTGCTTCTTGTACTGAAAATGAAACGTTTCCTATGCTGGTAGGGAATACGTTGCGGAAAAATATTTTCTTGTTAGGATTATTTTTGCTCGTTAAAACATAGATCGTTAAGTCATCAAACTTATCTTCATATTTCGCCATATTGATACTGCGATTTAACCAATCATAGATTTCTTTGAAGTTATTCATGTCTTCAGAAACTAACATAGTAATGGTTAAAGGATCATATTGAATATGATCACCTGGTACAAACGCGGTTTGTTTACCACGAGGGATTGCAACCTCTGGTACAGTGACTGATGGAATACTGATGCTTTGTGCAAAGTATTGAACGTTAGGTGCTCGAGCAAATATAAACCTAAACCCATCTGCTGTGACAAGTGGATTTTTATTTGCTGTTACCGATCCTGGTTCAAGACCTATATCGTAATTTTTGTTTGCCATTTTTAATATATCTCCGCAATATTATCTATTTATATCGGCACCAGATAAAAAAAGAGGGAACCGAAGTTCCCTCTTAGAGTTCTATACTTATTGTAATTCTTAAGCTTGTATAGATTAAGCGTTGTCTAAAAGGCCTGTTACCTTGAAGATACGGAAGTAAACGTTAGTACGATTTAAACCAGTATCATTTACAGGTGCTGAACCTGGATTTGAGAATGGGTTAGCAATCATGCCATAACGTGTTTTGAAACCGATCTTAGGTTGGAAAGAACCTTGATCAACAGCACGAACCATTGTGAGTGGTACATATGGAGCGTAGAATAAACCAGCGTCATATGGGTTTGTACCACGGTAACCAACAGTTACGTAGTCTTGTGTAGCATATGGATCGATGTACACTTTCATCTTGCCGTTTAATACACCAGCAAATGTATTGCCAGTGTCGTCAACTGCTAAGTCTGTTGACATAGCTGGGTTGTAAACTAACATGCCAGAAGCGGCTAAAGCTGTTGCAACGTCTGATGAACAAACGATGAAGTTGCCTTTACCACGACGTGTTTCTTTGGCGATTTGGTTAGCTTCGCGGTCGATCTGAACTAGAAGACCTTTGAATTTTTCAACTGACCAACGACCATCAGCATCAGTCACTAAGTTAAATGTACCAGCGCTTGTGCAGTTAGCTGTTTGAGCACCTAACTTAGCTTTAACGTTGATTGTACGGATAACTTCGCGGTTGATTTCAGCCAAGATTTCAGCTGAAAGGATGTTCGCTAATTCTGTTTCAGCGTCAAGACCATGAACTGCTTTCAAGTCTTGTGCTAATTCCATTGTGTATTCAGCTTTTAAAGCACGTGTCTTTGCAGTCACTGTTGCTTTTTCAATGCTGAATGCCATTTGAGCGAAAGAATTAGTTGAAGAATCACCTAAAGCTTCAGACTCAGCTGTAGTCATACCACCACCAACGCCGAAGTTATCAGCGATTGTATCAGCAGCAGAAGTACCAGATGTACCAGCACCACCAGCGTTAACTGTCGTGTCTGTACCTGGCAAGCCGTCAGATGTACCACCGTGTGTACCATTCTTGTTAGTTGGTGTAGAACCAGAGAATGATGATGATGAGAAGTCTGTATCAGCTTCGTTGTAAAGTGCTTCTGTACCGCTTTGTGATGTGTAACGTGATTTCATCGCGAAGATCAAACCAGTTGGACCTGACATTGGTTGTACACCAGCGATGTCATAAGCGATAAGGTTAGGCATTGAACGACGAACCAAGCTGATTAAGATTGGGTCAAAGTTTGCAATGCTGCCACCAGTTGCGTTTGTTGGAGCAGCTTCGTTTAATGAACCGTAAGAAGATTGTGCACGCTCTTCAGCAAGTGCCTTCTCTTGGTTTTCTAAAATAACGGCAGTAACTGCGCGTTTGTATGGGTCTTTAATCGCTGGAAGATCTGAGTGATCTAAGACTTCAGCCCATTTTTGTTGTGCTTGTTCAGCTAAAAACATGTTATGTTTCCTCTTTATTTTTTAGTAGTACGGGATATAGCGCTTAGATAATCTGCCATACTTGGAGAAGCAGTAGTTTGTTCTGCAGGTTGCTCGTCTGATACTTCACTGATTGTTGTAGGTGCTGTACCCTTGAAGTGAGCTTCTTTAACGATGATAACTTTCTTAGAGAAAGATTCAGCGTCATCAAAGTCAATACCTTCAACGAGTGACTTAAGCTTTTCAGCGTCAGTCGCGATCATACCTTCAGTAGCTTCACGGACAATCTTTTCACGTGAAAGTTCTTCAACTTTCTGTGCAAGCGCAACAGCTTTTTCAGTGTGAGCTTGTAATTGACCTTCAAGTTCTTCAACTTGTTCTGCTAAACCGTCGACTAGATCGACTTTACCTTCTGGAACATCAATGTAGTGTTCAACGAATACAGTTTTTAGAGAGTCAATAAAGCTTTCTGCGATCTCAGCACGGAGGCCAGTCTCGACAGCAAGTTCATTTTCTTCCATCCACTGTTCTACAACATAGTTCAAGTAACCGTCGATCTTCTCAACGAGTTCTGAACGAATGCCTTCTACAGCTTCGTCTAAGTTAGATTGATACTGCTCTTCAAGTTTATTTTTTTCTACAGCTACGCGAGATGTCAAAGCAGCTTGGAAAAGAACCGCAGATTTCTCTTTGAATTCTTCTGATAAGTTAGCATCGGCTTCAGTAAGAGCTTTTAGTTCTTCTGTAACATCGATTTCAACCACAGCTTCTTTAACTTCTTCAGTAGACTCTTCAGAGAAAAGTTTACCGTAGATAACTTGAAGATCTTCTTTTTTCAAGCTAGACAATTTTTCAACTGTTGCAGCAATGATACCCGATTTAGTTTTAGGGGCTTCAGCTGTCTTAGTAGCACCTAGATCAGCAAGGGTTTTAGCCTTGTCGTCTTGGAAGTCAGCATCTTGACCAAATTTGGCAGACTTAGCGTCTCCCTTTGGATCAATGGTTGCTGCTGCATCTTCAGCTAGTTCCTCAGAAACTTCAACGAGTTGTTCATCACTAAGCTTTACGTCGTCTAGTTGATCTTTATTAAGATCTTGTTGTGACATTCAAATCACTCCTTAGTGTTAAAGTTTAGAGAGGAAATGTTGGAAAACACGTACTTGAGCTTCAGCTAGCTGAGCCTTTGGCGTTCTCTTAATTTCAGTCTCAATCTTTTCAATTTCTTGAGGTTTAAAAATACCGTTCTCTACAACCCATTCTACACCTTCCATGATTCCGTTAACGAAAGCAGCAGGCGCAGATGGGTCTTGAACGATATCAACGGTAGCTAAGTGAAAATCATCTTTCACATAGTTAGAACCGTTTCTTTCCTCAAGACTACCCATACCACGAGATGATACTCCTAATTTTACACCGCCTTCAAGCAAACCTTTTACGATTTGACCCATAGGTGTGTTTAGGATTTTTGCCTTACCTACTACATTATTACCTTCAAAGCGAAGGTCTGTAATTAGGTGAGAAACTTTGTCAAGGTTAATTGTTGGGCCATCAGGATGGTTAAGTTCACCAACAGCTCTACCTTGTTTAACTTGCTCTTGAATATATTTTTCAACAGCAGGTTTTAAAATCTTGGATTCATATACACGACCATTACGATTTTTTGAATCAGCCATCATAAAGATGCCTTCAATAAAGAAGTCTTTAGATCCATTTTGTTTAGCTTCAGTTATAACCTGAATGTCTGAATCAATTTGTTCTGTAATTAGTTTCATTCTTATGTCCCTAAAGCTTGAGCTGCTTCGTTAGCAACTTCTAAAGCCGTTTCTTTAGTCCTAAAGGTTTCCACCTTTTGGTCGTTTATATAAATGTAATACACGCCGAGAGTCTCTTTGACCTCGACCTTATCTGTGCCAGCAGGAAGACTTAATAAGATCTTTCCGCTTTCACGAATATCCTTAAGCTTCTTTAGTTCCATCTTCAGATGCTACCGTTTCGGGTTGTTCTTCTACTTCAGCATCATCAACTGGAAGAGCTTCTTCTTGTTCAGCGTTCGCTTGCACCTGACCATAAATGCTTTGGGCAAGTTCTATCTTCCTAGCTTGAAGGGCATCATTAATCTTATTATTCATAACACCATCAAATCTAGCACGCATTTGTTCTTGGTTACCAGATGCGATAGCGTCTAACAAATCATTTGCTAATTCACTCATCATTGCCTTCTTTCAATATATTTATAAAATATTGCGCTTTCACGCGTTAGTATTTTGATCAGCCGCCAACAAAGGGTTAGCAGGTTGATCGGGGGTTGGTTCAGTAGGCGCTTCAGCCTGCTGTTGTTGCATCATCATTAACTCTTGTTGTGATGGAGGTTCTTGTTCCATCTGAGCATCCATCTCTTCAATATCTTGGTCAGACTGTTGAAGGATATGTTTACGGATCCACATCTGTGAATAGTATTTGCCAGCAAAAGGATCAACCAATGCTAGTGTCTGCATACGCTCTCTTAAGATCTCGCTATTCTTAAGTTCTGCAAAATAGTTATCTTTCTTGAAGTCAATGATTAGGTCTTCTTTAATGCCTTCCCAATCTTCTCTTGAGATAACGCCTTTTAAGATCAATTGTGACTTTAAGACTTGCATAAACAAGTCAGCAAACTTCTTACGAAGACGACTTACAAACTTATGAAATTTTAACTCATCTCTTGATATCTCATTAGAACGTCCAAGAGAGAAGCCTGTATTTTCTGTCTCCATACGAGACATCGGTACGTTTAGTGAACGATATAGTTTCTTTTGGAAGTAGATAATATCTTCAATCTGTCCAAGATTTTCACCGCCTGGTAATGTAGAGATCTCAGTACCCTTACCGCCTTCGCGACGTGGTAACCAAAAATCTTCCAACATAGCCATGTGTTTACGATCATCTCTAATCTCACCAGTAGTAGCATCGTAAACAATCTTGTTTTTATATCTTGCCATGATATCGCGAAGATATGCTTCAGCTTTACCCTTTGGCAAATTACCTACGTCAATATAGAATATGCGACGTTCTGGTGCACGAGACATACGATAGATGACAAGTGAATCTTCCATCATACGCAGTTGATTTACAGGTTTTAATGCTTTATAAAGATATGAAAGCATTTTCTTCGAAGTACTATCGATCAGACCAGATGGAACATGAACGATAGAGTCTTTAGCGATCTTAAGACCTTGTGTACGAGGACCGCCAAATCCACCTGGATTTGCGTAATTGCCCATCAATGAATCGTTATAGATGTAAAATTCATTAAAGCCTTTTACTAGCTTGGCGCCAGTTTTTGGATCTTTATCTTCAATGACTGAACGAACTTTACGAATCTTGATGGAATCGATAGGACGTAATTCTAAAATACCTGCTTTAGGATTTTTTTCATCGATGATCATGTGATAGTATATTCTACCATCGACATACCATTTGCGGAATATATCATGAGATTGATAATTAAACTTTAATAATTTAACTACATTATCAAACTCTTGTTTAACTAGTTTTTTAATTGTGTCTGGATATTTAATATCATCAGTAATAATATCAACGGGTTGAACATCATCATCGGCTACAATAGCCTCATTAACGATATCCGTGATAGCTGCATCACACTCAGGGTAAAGAGAGATCTCACGGTACTTTTTAATTAAGTCCGAGTCATCTTTAGCCTTAGTGCCCTCGATATCTACGTATTGACCATAGTACCCACCCTCAGAAACAACGGTCGCGCCGTCATCAATGTCAGGTGCAACAAACGACTGTTTCTTCGCTTGTTCTTCTTCTTGCTTTTTACGTGATATTTCGAAGCCGAATAATTCCATTTTTATGCCTTTATAATAACAAAGTGAGGGAGAGGGTTTCCCCTCTCCTTCTATTTACCAACGTTTAATTAAGACGTTGTATCAGATTCCCAGTATTGAACTTGAAGTTCTACTTGGAATTCTTCAATTACGTCTACTGAATCATATGATAACTCAATTGCAGATACAGCTGTTGGGAATGTTGAGCGGAAGTTATACACCTTCACTTCATTTCCTGCTTTATCTAATTGAGCAACTTGCATGTCAGCTTGATAATCAATAGGATTTGTTAAACCTGTATTGTTACGATGCTGATTGATGCCGTTCATCCAACGTTCAAATGCATTACGCACTTTAAAGTCGGTATCATTGATTACTGTGATTGTCCATGGATCGAATGTACGATCTCCGGCAATCTTTAATTGACGACCGCGGAAAGGAACCAATACTGTGCCAACAACAGATGCTGGTAATTGAGCAGCTTTAATCATAAAGCTTGTCAATTCAACTTCACCACCAGCGTAAGCTGGAAAGTTAACTGTTGCCTTGAACAGATTGGGACGTGCACCGCCGCCAACTAGTTTTGATTTAAAATCATCTACGCCTAAAATAGCCATGATTAACCTCCGATCTCTGCAAAGTCAACGCCTGTACGAGTAGCGATGAAGTTCAGAGTAATAAAGTTAATAGAACGTGCTGGCTTGATGTAGATATCTGCAACAAACTGGTTGCTGTCGATGATCTCACCGGTGTTGTTTGTCTCGTCACAAACTACTTTAAAGTCTGTAATACCACGACGACCTTGAATTTCCCTTAGGAAAGGTTCTGTCATGTTACGGAACATAGCACGAGTGAATTCGTCGTTAAGCTCGAACAACTGATACTTAGCAGCAGTTGAGATAGCTTTTTCTAAGATGATAAACAAACGACGTACGTTGATACGATCAAACGCAGAAGGTTTACTTAGAAGAGTCTTATCGCCAAATAATACTGTACCTTCACCGGGGAAAGATACGATTGGGTTTATACGTCGTTTGTATAAATCGTCTCGTTCAGCTTTCTTAGGATTGAAAGCAATCTTTGTTACGCCCAATAATTGACCACGTGTGAAGCCACCTGGTGAGAACCAAGCGTCAGCAACTTCGTCTGTATTAGCACAAAGACCAGCCATATGGCCAGCGGCTGGAATCCAGCGATATACGTCGTTATACTTGTCATAGATTTTCAAAGCTGAAGAATCTACAACTGCATAAGACGTTGATGTTAATGCGTCAACGAAGTCAATAACATCTTGTTTCTGTGATGTTGATGCTGCCGTTGCACTGATTGGAGGAGAGACAAACGCGATTAAATCTTTACGATTTTCTGCAATCGCGATTAAGTTAGCTGCTTGAGTTTCGCCTGCTGTAGAAGCAAGAGTTGGTGCACCAATTAATAGGTTGACGTCAACAGTTTCTGCATCGTTGAATACTTGGAAGCCATCGTCGATATCGCCTTCATCAACTGTAGAACCATCATCTCCACCAGCAAGACCTTTACTGTATACAGTATCGATAGTTGCAAAGTTTTCTGAAGCTAATGAACCAGCATTTGTTAATGTAGATAAATGATCTAACCACCAAATATATTTTGATGTTGCATTGATAACTTCTTTGTAGTAATTAGATGTGCCATCGAATTTTTTGGCATCACGTGCTTGTGATACATAGGCAAATTTTTCTAATACTGTATCAGCAACACCGCTAATATAACCTGTTCTGTCGTAAACGATGATGTGCATTTCGTCTGCACTACCACCTTTAGCTAATGCATAATCAGATGTACCTGGAGCAGAATCAAATTGATCTTTCCAATCTGTCCATGCTGCAAAACCTGTAGCATTAGTTACGAATTCAACGCCAATTGAATTACCTAGATCACCAGCATCACGGGCAGCAAAACAACCTTGAGTTGCTGAACCGTTTTCGTAATTGGTTTCGTAGTGATCTTTATTTTTAATTAAAAGTCCAGTGCCTGCAGTTGATACTCCAGCTGTTGCATTTAATGCACCAGAGCCAGCGACACGGACCACCTTAAGATTATTACCGTACTTTAGAAAAGCTGCAGCATTAAAGAAATACGCGGCTGTGTCATCTGTTGGCACACCAAACGTATCTGCTAATTCTTTCTCTGAAGTAATGGTTATAATCTCCTCTATCGGACCTTTTAATGCTGTAATTACAGTAGCTCCAATTGAAGTAGAGACTGCAGGTACAACGTTAGTAAGATCGATTTCGCGTATTGCTACGCCAGGAGAAACTTGAAAAGCCATTTTTCTCTACCTCGATTTTAAGTTAATATGGATTGTTGAGAGCATAATATGTGTCATAATAAGAATTTATCACTTCTGCATATATTTATAACTTCAGGATTTCTAGCCATCGAAGCGGTATACTGTGCTCTTTTTAATCGTGATAACATCGTCTAATCCAGGTGTGGCACCAACAGTACTTTTCTTGGGTTTACGAACTGGTTTTTTCTTAGGAACTGGTTTCGGTTTCTTTTTTGGCACCGTAGGCGCTGTCCTTTTGGGAAGACTTGGCTTTTTAGGCTTTTTAGGTTTTATAGGTAAAGTTCTCGATGTTCCAGAGGGTCGTTTTTCCACGAGCTTTTCCTCCTTCTGTTCTGTTGTGGTACTTACACGAGGAGTACCTTTCCTCATTTCCATATTTGCAGCTATCAACAGTAAAATAGCCAATGGATCAAATACGCAGATGATTAGTATAATTACTAACCTAACTGCTTTATCAATAACCTCAACTGACGAATCACTATAGATCAACTCAGCAACGTATTTTATCGGGCCAACTTCTGCTTCGATCTTTCTCAGATCACCAGCAATAGGTGCCTTCTCTGCATTAAGTTTTTCAATTGTCTTTTGTGACTCATCAATCGAGGCTAAAAGTGTACGACGTTCTTTTTGCTGTGAACGTCTTAAAGACGCAGCTCTTTCTGCACCTTTCTCATCAGTAGATCTAGCCATCGTTTGGTCTACTGACTCGTCTAATTGTTTTAAAGCTTTCCTTGCTGTACTTATATTATCTTTTTCAGTCGATATCTTTTCATCGATCAACTGTACTTGAGATGATACACCACCAGAAACAACATTATGTTCTAAGTGTGATTTAGACAAGTAACCAAAAATACCCATCGAAGTTATCAATGAAAGTATTAGTACTGCAATTGTAAAATAGTATTTTAGTAATCTAGCAGTAGTTTGCCAATTACGATATATCCATGAAGCTGCAACAAGCTTAGCTATTTCTAAAGCTACACCCATTATAATAGCTGCGATCGGTTCGCCAGAAAATATAGCAACTAATCCTGCTACAGAATAATACGCTGCGACAGAGGATATCGCGAACGCTGATGCAAATAGTATTAGTGTAAAATTCATGGTTGTGGATCTTCTGGCCAATTAAATTCTCGCCAAACCTGCCCTTCGTTGTCTATATGAGTTGGATTTATTTCTTCTCTACCATCATCATTAAATCCAAACGGTAATACTTCATCTTCTATCTGTTTCATCTGTTGTGCATAGATGTATTCTCTCATGCCGCTGTCTATTGATTCTGCAAACATTGGAGTAGCTGCAAACCAACCGAACATTACCAGGTTCATCATCAAATCGTCATGCATACCAGTCATAGCTTCATATGATTGACCTTTAGAAACGAATGTGGACATCTCTACGATAGTTTCAGCATCCACGATCTGAATCTTTTTCTGCTCCACCAAATCTTTAATATGCGAACAGCCAATCTTCTTGGTCCGCTTATCCATATAAACACCAATGGCATCAGCTTTAACACCATTAGACGTGTAGGTATTTTCATATTCTAAGTCATAAAATAAACCATTACATACGACTTGACCAGCATCGTTGTTTTCTATGACAACTAATGCTTTATTATACATGTTAGCATATTTATAAATGACATCTGGAAACAATAGCGGAGAGATATTGTTGTCTCTAAATGTGGCAACCTGTCTAAACGGGTTAGTGCTGACATCTATAATATTAAACGTTGAATAATCTTGTCCTCTACCCTTTGCTACGTCAACCAATATAATATAGTTATGATCTTTAGATTCTGGATCTTCCTTATCTTTCTTCACAGGCACTTCGTAAACGTTTACACTATTCATCGAATACAACGGTTCTTTAGATTTTAAAGACAATAGCGCATTAGCATTAATTAGTGTATTACCTGTACCATGGAAGTTATTACCAAATTCTTGGTCGAACTGAAGTTCAGACGTGTTGGCAATAGTCTGACGCTTCCATTCATCATCACGACCTGGCACATCCCACCAATCCACGCGGAATGCTTTAAAGTCATTAGTATTTTGTACTGCACCTTCCCACAATTTGTGGAAAGTATTACCTAAACCATTCGCTGTTGATGTAATAATAACACGAGTAGTTTTACCTGAAGTAATTACAGGATATGTAGATGTATAAAATGTACCATCATTTTCAACGAATGCAAACTCGTCAAGGAACAATAAGTTAACTGACATACCTCGAATAGAGTTGCCAGACGTTGCTGCTGCAACGATACGCGAGTTGTTTGAGAACTCTATGGATTTCTTATTGAGCGTCTTACAACCAGGTTGTAAAAAGAATGGTAGGTTTTCTAATGCAAGTGTAACACGCCCCAACATCTCTTGTGCAGTCGCGCCTTTATTTGCTAAGATAGCAATAGTTTGTTCTGGTTTAAAGATCGCATACCAAAGAATGTATACAACAGATGAGATAGACTTACCCGATTGTCGACATGCCAAAACAATAGAAAATCGATTATCATTAAAATGATCGAACATGTTTTGTTGATACGGATAAAGACTAAACGGAACTAAACCATCATCAAGGTTAATGATCTTAATGTACTTATTTGCAAAGTACGCAGCATCATTCATACACTTAATGTATTCTGATAGTTCGTCTTGGGAGAAAGTCTGTTGAACACCGTCTCGTTTAACGAGCGGGTTCCCTAGATACCCGTACTCGTTATTGGTTAGGTGTGTTAGTGTTGACATCGATCACATCATTCTTATTCTTTTGTTGATCAAGAATAAAACGTTGTAGGTCTGTTGTAGATCCTACAAATACATTATTATTAGTTATTTGTTCGGGAGTAGATTTAGCCTTCGGCCCATTGCGAAGGTTTTGAAGCTTTTTCTGGAGATCAGCAAGCTTATCAGTATTATCAGCTTGTGTTTTTAGTAAACCTGCTAATACTTCGAAAGCGCGAGGATGTTGCGAATCTTTTGCAAGTTCCATCATGAGGTCGATAGCTACGTTACCCTTATCAATAAGCTCTTTATATGTCTCTCTCGACACATCATAGTCAACCTGCAGGTCGTCGACCGGTGGCGAAGATTCCAGTGGTGCCGATATCGGCATATTCTTACTAAGGGCTTTTGCTATCTTCTCTTTTTTGCTTTCAATAGTATCTATATCTTTCATATAATTCACTTAGCTTTCCACAAAACCGAAATCTTGGTCATAATTAATAATCGTTTCAATAATATCATGTGGATCACCAGGACCAACATTCAATGGAGAAACCTGATTGTTTATAGTAGATACCTTTTTCAACGTATCTTGATTTCTAATATTAACAGTAGAGTCTTTGATAACACCAATATCTTTTTGTATTGGTCCATAAAATGCAATTTTCATATTAAAATCTAATGTATAGATTAATGCTCTACGTTGTTCGAACTCACCTTCATAGTCATCACTCATAGTTAATGATTGTAAAGTAATGGGCACATCCCTAATTAAATCAATTTCAGGTATTTCTTTTACTGTAACTATATATTCTGGATTAAAATATGGCAAAATCTGTTCAGTGATCTGTAAAACTTCGTCTTGAGTTTTACCAATGATATTTAATTGCACCGACAAATTATATGGAGCAGCAGTATAAATCGTATTAACTCCATGAATAGAAGGAGTTTGTAACTTTATATTCCTATTAACCTTTGCCATAGTATCATATGAAACAGAAGTTATTTCAAATGACATACGCGGTAAACGAAGAGCAACTTCAGGAGCCAATAGATCCGGTTCTTCCTTTAGGCGTGCTAAGAACTTTTGTTTTGGACCATATGCTAATGGTACTTTAACAGTGCTTAACACATTACCCATCTGATCACGCTTAACAGTCGTAATATTGTTGAAAAGCGTACCAAAGATAGCTACGCTCTTACGCAGATGTTGATTATAAAAGTATTGACCGAACATTAGATTGCTGTACCATATAATGGGGTCCAACCATCACCAAAGGTGCCGCTAGTGTATACAAACTCTGCTCTACCTCCGGCTGGAACAGTGTGTGGTACAATTTCAAGATTACACAATGAAGCGTTATTTACAACAACTAATCTTTGACCTGGAGCTCCATCTGGAAGTGTTATCACGTGTGTATCATTTCCCATATACCCTACAGCTGGAACTGCCAATAATAGGCTGAAATTTACATCGGTAAGGTAAGTGACAGCATTAGTCCCATCCATTAAAAATAACTGTTGACCTTGAGGTATACCAGTAGTTTGTACAGATGCATCTGGGAATGTTAATGCACCATTGGTATCAAATCTCCAACGATGAGTGTTTGTGTTAGTACCAATAACAACATCGCCTCCATCTTTTTCAATCTTAACATATTGATTATCGTCACCTAGATATAAATCAACCGTGGTTGGATCAGCAGTAGTTAAGTGTACGTGACTTACTTCAGTAGTTATAACCTCACCAACAGTGAGGTAAATGCGGCCATCTTCATTTATACCAAAAATATCTTGAAGATAATAAGGAGGTTCAGTAATTATTTTATCTAGGGTGATGGTAAACCCAGTACCTTGGCTCTCAGCAGGAATATTAAAAGTTATAACGTTTTGATTAATATTCGGCGTGCCCCAATTTTCTGCTAAGAATGATCCGGTAAGTGGACTACCTAAATCTTCTTCTGAAATTCCTGTAATGGTATAAGCCCAAGTATTACTTTCTGATTGATCTACATATCCACCTGTACTGAGATGTGATCCATTATCAGTAAATGTTACTGTCACTGGTGAACCAGGAGTAAATGTATCAATAGTAGATAAACCACCACCTACAGTTGTTCTAATAACTAAACCTTGACCAGTCAATGCTGTTGGAGGAGTTAGAACTAACGTAGTAGGTGTTTCAGTTATAGTACTACCTTCTTGAAATTGTAAAACACCAGTATCATCGTAAGATAAACCTTTGTCACCGGCTTGCAACGTAACAATATTATCGTTGTGAATCAACAAACCGCCTGGAGATTGGCCATCAATATAAGAACCTTGTGTACCACCAAGTAGTGCTTGCGTTGCTTCCTCATCTTCCCAAGTCCAAGCACCAGTAGATCCACCTCCACCTCCTGGGAATGGATTACCATACGGTGCCCAAGGAATAGATTTCCAAATAGAAGGTTGATCGATCTTAACAGTCAACCCTTCATAGTCTGCAATCTCACTACCAGCAGTATATGTTATAACAATCTCATTTGTTATAGAGTTACGAGCCACATGATTAACAACACGACCATAGCCGTCATATGTCACAAAAAGACGAATTGGTAGATTCGTAGCATGAGCATCGATCAAGTTTTGATATGCTATGTTCCACGTAGAATAAAATGCATATTGTCCAGTCGCAAGAGGAAACGATAAAGTATAAGATGTTCCAGCTACACTAGTAAATGCACCGTCTAACGTACAAAGATAATATACTACATCACCGTCTAACTCTTCACTCACAGATGTAATAGTGCGAGTAGTAGTTCCATTAGTAACTGTCCAGTCAACTTCTGGAGCTATAGGAGCTGCAGCTTCATTTTTGTTAAACGCAATCTCAGCGCCAGTATTTGCAAACCTAGCTTGTAAAGTATATGCCACATCGCCGTCTGCTCTTAAGAAATTAAAACTTCCAAATTCTTCAGTTTCAATATAGTCTTCACGACATACATAAAAATTATTACCATCGAATGCTAAGTTACCAGCAACGTGACCATCAGAACCAGCAGAATTACCTGGAACACCAACGAAGATGCCGATATCTGGTCTATCGGTTAAATCATAGAAGTCTCCAGATGTCGCAACGGTTGCAAACACTGGTTTATTAGATAAGTCTTGATAGTTGCCAGTCTTTAATACGTTACCTCCGGAGATGTTCACACCATCAGTAGCTAGTGCAGCATATATCTCTTCAAAGTTAGCTTTGATCTTTAATGCACCAGCTCGTAGTGTATCACCGGTCTTATCGTTATTTGCACTACCTGCGTTAAGTACTAGTTTTCCCATAATTTTTCCTATTAAATTCTTTTATCTTGCATCCCACGTTGCCGTATTTTCGTCAAAGCGTAAGATGTTGTTATCCATTGAAATTGCTGAAGGTTCATATTGTGATAATGTAAGTTGTTCATATGCTCCACCTGGTTCTCCAAACGGATTTGTTTCTGAGAAATCAAGTATAGTATCTCCAAAGTCTTCGAAGTTTTTATTCTGTGCATTAGGATCATTTGGCAATTCAAGACCACTACCAGCTGTAGTAATCAAGAACGTTGCGCCAGATGTCATACCAATCAGTCGTCTCTCTGTCGCTGCATCACCAATACCAGATTCTTGGAAATACCTTGGTTTTTTATCAGTAGATCTTATTTGATTTACCGTAATAGCTGCAGCAACACCACCAGCAAAATCAACAGAAGCTAAGTTTCCATATACAAAGATTGGTTTATTATCAGTGTCATATCCTAAGAACTGTTGTACCTCTTCATTTTGAATAAATGGTATATTATTACCAGAACCTAAGTTTAATGTTTGAGCTGCAGCGAATGTATTTTCAATGCCGTCAATGATCTCATAGCCAGTATTAAACTTCTCACCAGAGTATTCGAACGTTTCACAGTGTAATTCGTATACGAAGATGTTAGCTAATTGATAGAAAGCAGCTTCGTGTTCAACGAACTTGATTTCCATAAACGTACCTGACAAAGGTATGTATAGTAGATCACCTTCGTTTGGACGACCACCGATCATGGTAGTATTTTCTCGACCGATGAAGTTTTCCCATCTTCTGCGTGATACAACAAATGATGCTTGGTCTCGAATCTCTAAACCAAACTTAGACATGATTGTACCTTCACCAGTATATCCGCCTTCATCGATATACATTTCAATGAAGTAAGCTTGATTGAATTCAGATGCTATAGCATCATTCATTACGCTGTCTAAGTTCTTAAGGTTTCTAGGGATATAGTAAATATCCTGTCCATAGATCCTTAAGGACTCTTCGATCATATCCTCATAAAGTCTTTGTTCGGATAAGACCCCGGGATTAAAGTACACATTGGTTGGCATTTAATTATCCACAGAAAAAGTCAACTGGTAATTCGTGCGTATTGCGTAGTTCTTCCTCTAATAATCTAATATCATTCTCAGCGTCATCGATATATTGACGTGCGTTAATTGTAACTCCACCTGGTAATTGCATACCGTCGAACTTAGCTAAGTTTGCACCCCATTGAAATTGAATCAATGCAGTAGCATATCTCTTTAACCAGAAGTCATTCCAAATCTCATCACTCGTCACTCTTCCGTATGCTTCAACCATGATGTATTGTCCAGGTTGAATCTTCTCACTCCACTTAGTTTCAATATACAATCTATTTCCATGTCTTTGATATTGTACTGTTTGAACACCGTTCAATAGAGAATCTAGTGTTGAGAGATACTGCTGCATCTCAACAAAGTATTGCATTGAGTCTGCTCTATATAATGCATAGAAGTCATTTAAATACATCTGATACTTCATATTAAACATGTTCATACCTGACCATGCAGAAGTCAATGGTAATATGCGAGTGACAGATATTACATCATCACTTAACTCCAAATAACCATTAGCTATATTAATATTAGTAACTAGGTGCGGGATATAAACTCTTCGTTGTGCGTCGTAGTGATAATCATAGTATTTTTGAAGTGCTTCGTCAATACGATCGTCTAATTGATCTTCGTCGATATTTACTTCAAGCACCGGCTGACCCAATGCTCTAAGACAATATTCTTTTAATTCTGCTCTATTGGTTGGGGTTGCCATTTAATATCTCTTATTTTTTTAGGATAGAACGAACCATCCATGCGGTTTTCTTATGAGCAGCTAAGCGATCAGCTGCATAGTTTGAAATTTGGTGCTCATTAACCTCTTCAGCTGCATCGTATAATTGTTGATAAAGCGTTAACATAGTTTGAGTATCAGCTAAAAGCTTTTCAAACATTTCAGTTGCTGATGGGAAACCTTCTTCATCTTTAATCAAGCTTTGTTGAGCATAGACTGATAAAGAACCTGGAGCTTTTTCGCCCAATTGTCTAATAAACTCTGCAAGAACATCTGATTGATCAAACAAATCTTCATATACTGTGGCAAAGAATGCGTGGTAATCGCTGAAGTTTGGGCCCTCTACGTTCCAATGGAACATGTGGGTTTTTAGGTAAAGAGCAAAGTTAGACGTTAGGACTTTGCGGAGTTGTTCAACTAGCTTATTCATGGGGAAATTTCCTTGTGTTCGATATATAGCTAATTCTATTTATAAAAAAATGGGGATCATTAAGATCCCCATTAAAACATAAACAGGTTATTTGTTAGAAATTATACTTGCCTGATAAAAATACTCCTCGTGCAGGAACATCTACTGATGAACCTAAAACACGGCCTCCGTTATCAAATGCATTAACTAAAGTAACGGTATAGTCTAATTTTTTATAGCTATCAGTATAACCTATATTAAACACGCTATAACCACCATTATGACCATATACACGAACATCTGCTAAATCATCAGTAGATAGTCGATTTTGTTTAGTCTGTCCCATATACTCAATCCACGCTTTATCATAGTTTACTTTTGCATAAGCTATGAATGGAGTCGTTTTATTGGTGGGTTGAGTTACTCCGGTTGGAGGATTGCTTTCACCATAAGCATACTCTAACCGCGTATCAATCCCCCACTTACTATTCATGACAGATTTATTTTTATAACCAAATGTGCTACCATATACATCTATGGTTCCGCCGTTATATGGTTGATACACATAAGGACTTGTGCTAACAGTCCTAGTTTGAATGGCATCACTTAGATGCTTTTTATAAACATCAAAGTATAACCCATTTGTTTTATAACCTAAACGAAATGTATCAGCGTATTCTTCCTTTAAACCAGAATTAGCTAACTGTTCACCTCTGCCTGAAGTAATTGATTGTCTTAAACTAAAATAAGAAGGAGTATTAGTACTTCTATCATACGATGCAAAATATCCGTTCTTACCAACAATCAATGAACCTTCTGGATTATCAAAGCGAGTATTTCCTGCTTTAACCTCTTTGTAACCAACTGAAGCAATAACATCTAACGGTCCAACATCACCATACCAACGAACGCCTTGTTTATACGTTCCCCAAGTATCCTTATCAACCTTAATAGGATTTGAAGAACTAACAGCAACGCCGTTATCATACATGATTTGTTCTAGATTGTTTGTAGAATATAAACTGAATCCATTTTTTAAGAAGTATTCACCATTAATCGAATATGAATCAACGTTTGAATGAATTGGTTTTGTACCATCAGTGATCTTTTCTTCAAAGTTTTGATACGCTGCAGCAAGCTTAAAATTATTGAATCTTGCTTCATGTTTCAATAATGTATAATCTTGTGAATCCCACGTGTAGATGGACGGAGCTTGATATCCAGTAGAGCGATATCCTCCATTCCATTTATCAGTACGATTTAGATCACCACTATGTGTCATCATAAATGTAGTCTTTTGAGTATCTGACCAATCTGCTTGAAACATAGCGGCTTGTTGGTTATATGAAGAGTTTGGAATTCTACCATCAGCAGTTTTCACGTTGCCAAAATCTATATTGCTTAAAGCAAAACCAAACTTACCTTCTTTATAAGAAGCAGTTTCAGTAAACCCTAAAGAACTATTATATGATGCACCTACATGACTTGGTGCAATACCTAGATTGCGGTTGATAGTACCACCAATATTACCACCATCAGAAACAGAAATTTGTTGTACAAAAGAATCTGGAATCCAACTATAATATTGATTAGGTCCTGTACGGAATAAGCTATTACTAAACTTAATTCCGTCAACTGTCTGTGCTACTTGATTACCAGTAAATGCACCAATGTATGGGCTTTTTAATCCTGGAGCAGTTTCCTGGATATGCGCCGATTGATTGTATACTTCTGGTCTTTCTTGTCTTTGAACTTGATAGTTAGTATAACCTGTTGTGGTTACAATAACTGGTGCTAATTGCAGAAGATCTTCTTTGTTATTTTCTGCATGAGAAATTGCCGCAGTCATACCAACAACTGCGGCAATAAATGCCTTTTTCATCTTTATTTCCCTGTTGTTTGTTAAAGAACGGTCGGTCTATCCCAACCGTTCGCAATGCTATTTTATAAGATAAATGTTACTATGCCTGCTGTAGTTAATAGTAATAGTCCCCAAGTTCCTAAAGCTTTATAGTATATTCCGAGTGGAGTATTAAAATACTTGTGACCCACCATCACACACTTATGAGTAGGACTTAATAGGTAACCACAAAAATCTACTGCAAAAAACCATAAGAAATACTCAATACCAAATACTTGAGCCATTAATACGGCGATCGCTATAAACTTTCCGCTACTACCCATTAAGAAACTAATTACAAAGCCAATTATAGAAATAAGTAACATTCCAGTGAATACTTCAGGATTGAGTACACTAGATTTAATTATCTCTTGAAATTGACCGTCATATGTCTTCAGCCAGTTTCCTAGCATGATGACAATACCAACTATTATTAGCACATCCCATCGAATGTAATTTAACAACTTCTTAAAATTCCATTCTTGGGTTATTAACATATAATATAAAGTCAAGAAACCAAAACATCCAACCATCCACGCTGAATTATAGATGTACATACCAATAGCTATAAACATCGGTATGACATTTCGTAATACGGCAGAAAGCTTAAAGTTTCCTGGAGCAATTGTAATTTGTTCTTCATGAACCTGATACCAAATATACCAAGTGATGAAAGCCAAACTAACAATCAACAACGGCGCAACCATTCCCAACCAAGCGGTATAAGTTAGACCAAATGCGGCGATAGGTAAGATAACTGTTTTTTCTAGCGGACTCCAAAAATAATAATGGTGTGTCGCTAGATAATCAACAATCCCCAACTTTTCTCGACCATGACCTTCCTTAGGTGCTACGGTATCTAATAAACCAGCAGATACAGTAACTCTACCTTCGATAGGGAGAATACCTCCGATTGCGCTTAGGAGTACAACAACAAACTTGTTACTTCTGAAAGTGTTTCTTACATATGCAAAAGCTGGGACAAAAAGGTTATGCTCTTTTGCTAATCCAGCAGTGATCATGATGAAGAATATCATCCAGAGGTATGATATGTTCTTTAATAGAACATCAAATACAAAGTCCATGATTTACCTCTTAAACTACGTTTTTAATTATAACCATCACGCTAATCCAAGTCCAAAGACTATTGAATGCAACTAAGGTAGGTAATAGTTTCTTATTGCTTGCCCAAATCAATGTAAGACTTGTCAATAACGTTAAGAAATATAACCACCAAATTTGAATCCCAAAGATTAAACCTGGGACGATGATGATCGCCTTTGTGGCCCAACTAAGAGCCTCTACTATGTTATAATTGGTCCAATACTTTCTAGTGAACCACATCGCATAGCAGTCTTTTATAGCTATAAACCCAGTGTGTCTATAAACTATAAAAAGTAAAACGCACGTTATAAAACATGCGATTAATGTTTGATAAATTGTCATTATTTAAACCACCTATGAAAAGGACACTTCGATTCATTATGCTTCACGTAAATTTCTTTCATTTTAGAATGCTTATTTGTAAACGTAAAATTCTGTAAAAACTTCTTCTTTCTTAACCATAAATCGTCATAAGCATTTTTATCTCTACAAATAAACTTATATTTATTCTCTGTCAATGGTATCATATATGCTAATGGTGTACCAGCTTTTATCATGTGTGAACCATTTAATTTATGCCAATAAAGCTGTAAATTAATTGCATCTGATATGGAAGGATCTAATATTCCAGTAGACTGTGTAAATGTAAAGTCGTCAGAATATGGCACTGGAAGCATCATAAATTTAACACCTTTAGGAGCAACTATATGCCAAGGCGTATTAATTTTTATTATAGATCTTAATGTGTTTGGGGGAATAGGTATATGTTTAGCTACTCCATTAAAAGAATGATCTTGTACGATAGGAGCATCTTCTGCTTTATCCATCATCTCAGCTAGAGTTACATTAGGTAAAGTCCACTTATAATAGTTTGGATCTCCATTGGTTTCAATTATTATATCACACCAAGCAGTAATAAAGAATCCATTTTTATATAAGTCAAATATACCTGGACATCTATGCGCATGAGCAATGGTTCCTCCATTGGCTTCATTTAAACGTTTAACAAAATCATCGCGAGATGACGCAAACCACGACTGTTTAAAATGTTTAGCTTCTAAAATAGGAGTAGATTCTGCAACTCCTTCAATACTAGAAAAAAATTCAATCTTCATTTTTTATAATCAATCACAAATACACTTCGCTTTTCTTCACACGGTTGACTAGCATGCATCAACCAACCTGGAATATATATCCAATCTCCAGGAGTTAAAGTTCTAGACGATTCATTCCAATCCGAATCGAATAGTGATAAATCACCTTTGCCGATGATATTAACTATCAATGTTGATTTACTATTTCTATGAAAATGAGGTGTTTGATATCCTCCTATTTCATAGTCAACTATCCAACTACTTTGACACTGTTCTTGGAAATTAAATTGAGAGACGATATTTGCATGCCATAATGGTTGAATATCTCCAGGTTTAAAAGCATATTGCCAACCATCTACAGTTGTGCTTCCAGCACTTACATCTTCTTCAAGTAGTTTTTGTATTTCTAACCACTTTGTAAAATCATTTACGGTTTTATCAGAAAGATCTATCGTTCCATAAGATATTTCAGCTGAAAATAATACTTCAGTATGGCTTGTAAACATACGGGATATCTACATCGAACACTATATTAATTCTTTGCCTATCAGACATATTGGGTTCTACTTCATGCGGGATCCAAGCTGGCCACAATATTAGATCTCCGTCTTTTGGTAAAAATAAAAAGTCTCTAGTATATGGAGCAAAATCACTACAATCATTTAATATATTAGCAGGGTTTGTCAAGATTAGTTTACCAGTATTAGTAGCCTGTAAATAATATACTATAGAAAATATTTTGGTCTTGTGAGAATGATATACATTTCTTGCATATTTTTCATTAATATTACACCAACTATTAACTTCAATTTTCATATCTTCTGAAGGTAAAGCAATCCTGCTTGCCGGATCATTTGCGTAATATTCAAATGCTTCTTCAATAATGGTTGATACAACTTGGTTTAACCATTCGCAGTCTTTAATTGGATATGAATATCTCCAACACCCTTCATTGTTCGTTAAATCATTTATATCTTTTGCGCCAGAAGCTTTTATTTGCAATAAACGATCTATTAATTCTTGGCGTTGTTCGGGCGTGCCAACGTTAGCATAACTAAATAGGTCAGCTTTGAACAGTGTCATCGGTTGTCTCATACCAATCCTTCAAAAATTCATAATGATTTGGGAAATATTCTATGGCATTATCTATTTCTGCCGTCTTAGTCTTAAGATAATATTCGGCATATTTTAATTCGTTTTCACTTAGCTTTGGCTTTTCAACATTATCATAAACTCCATTGGCGTGTAACATGCTAAACCAATGTCCAGTATGAAAGCCAGAAGTTGTGTCATCTAAATAAAATCTTCGATGTAATGTAGGATAAAAATTACTAAACATCTCTTGTATGTATGTAGGAGCATCTTCAATCTTTTGACTTCTAATTTCTTTCCAAAACGGCGTATCATCTCTGTCGCTATAATGATAATGGGCCCATACAAATCCAATAATTTCTACAACCATATTAGTATAAGCACCATTAAATGCAGCCATCACGGTATCATTCCAAATACCGCTATGATGATTTAACCCATTTGTTAAGGCTTCAACAATCTTAGTAGTGAATGTAATGCCAGTTGCTTCTAAAGGTTCAACAAATCCTGCAGATAAACCAACTGCTATTACATTTTTATATGCAACCTTTTCAGATGAACCACAGCGCATTTTTAAATGCCTAGCTTTAGCATCATATTCACCGATAGTATCTCTTAGCTCTTTTTCTGCATCTTCAGCAGAAATGTGTTTAGAAGAATACACATAACCATTACCAATTTGTTTAAATGTTGGAATCGTCCATCTCCAACCAGAAGTCATAGTAGTTGCTTTAGTATAAGGATGACACTCCTCCGTTGGATTTTTGAATTGAGTCGGCATAGCAACAGCGCTATCACATGGAAGGATAGATGATATGTCAATGAACGGCACTTTTAATTCTTTATTAATTAATTTTGCTTCAAATCCTGTGCAGTCAATGAACAGATCTGCAGTATGTTTTCTTCCTTGTTCATCTACTAAGTATTCAATACCCTCACCATTGCTTTTTATATCTGTAATTTTTGTATCAAAATAAGTAATCCTATCTTTGATAAGATCGTGAAGAGTATCTAATATATCAAATGCAGAAAAGTGTACGGCTCCCCAATCGTTAAAATCTCTAAGCGATAATGAGTGATCGTAACCACCAAGCTTAGGGCTCTTATTCGCCATAGCAAGTCTACACGCAGGTTGCCATTTTACCCACTCTTCGTTTGTCTTATGAATAAAATAATCATGAGCATAAAGGTTCGGACCCATGATATGATTTTCTATGAAATCATTATCTACGAAATACGGTTCTTTATTCCATCCGCTTAATAAAACACCGTATTTAAATGCAGCTTGAGATGGTTTCATCCATTGATCTGGTCGTAAACCTGCATCATGTAAAAATCGAGAAGTAAAAGGTTGTGTACCTTCTCCAACGCCGATAGGTCCCATGGACTTACTCTCAATTAGAGTAATATTACATGGAAAGTTTAAACGATTAGTCATATAAGCTGCTGTTAACCAACCGCTAGTTCCGCCTCCAAATATTACAATATTTTTTATCTTCTTAATCATGTTTTCTTATCACCAAAATATATAATCCATTCCACCATTCTCGTGGATTCTCTTCAGAATTTAATATCATCTTTTCATATACTACTTGTGCTTCTACTTCTTGTAAACCGTTTCTAACGCCTTCAATAACCGTTTCCCAATTAGCATCATCAAACACTAATACTGCTTCTCTAGCTAATGTTGGCCAATAATATTTGATTGCATCTGCAGTAGATTTAGCATCATGCGGACCATCATACATAAACATATCAATCTTAGCATCTATTTCATGTAAGTTAACGCTCAACATGTCTTGTTTAAAAATTCTTACGTCAGAATTCTTCACATATGAAGATATATTATGTACAAATGTGTCGTAGTCATTTGCTTCAGTTTGAATGTCATCTCTAGCAGGTTGTATTTGTTCTTCCCACTTATCAATCAAATATGCTTTGATTGGATTGTTATATAGTACTGCAGAAGCAGTAGCTCCTAGATATGAACCAATCTCTAAGTATGCACCGCATTTCGATGCTAAAGAATTTAATAGAGTTTGTACTCGTGAACTAGTTAATCCGCTAATATTAATATTAACTTTTGGAATACCGCTCTTAGCAATACAATCTACGACGTGTTTAGTCATATCGCTGTAATCATAAGTATCTTTTTTCTCTTCGATCTTATCGCAGTATTGACATTCCCAGCAATCAAATTTACAAGTTTTTATCTTTTCTCGCCATACATTAATCGGCTTGCCAGATAGTTGAGCTTTGTGAATAAAGCTATTGAAGTTGTCATCTAATATTTCTTCATTTGCTACGTATCTTTCAACTTTACGCATAGTCTCTGCTAGTCGATTAATACTTTCTCTACCATGCATTTTAAATACGTCGATGCCCAATTCTAAATATTCTTCCCAATCTTTTTTCCAAGGAGAAAAATTTGCTGTCTTTAGATAAACAGCAGGATCTTCTACATCCCATTTAGGACAACTCACTCTGCTAATTGCAGAATTAAAATATGTGGGGCTATTATCATCGCGAGTATTGTTATACGCGAAGTGCTCATCCATCATAGGACATTCACCCAAACACCCCTCATTTGCTAATAAGCTATATTGTATATCTTTTCCAAGATTTATTTTTATCCAATCTTTAGCTTCTTTAAGGCGTGCTAATCCATCTCTATCGCGCATCAAATCTCTATCAAGATTTATGTAATCGAATCCCGCTTGTGCTAATGCAACAACTTCTGCAGGTCTTCTAACATTTCTTAGGATTGTATTCTTAACATATAACTCTGGAAATGCAGCTTTAATTTGGCCAGTAGCCATCCAATGTGTATGAGGGATAGTTGCAACTCGAATGCCAGCATCATAGAGTGGTTTAAAATTAAATATAAACGTATCTAAGTTTGTTTGAGTTGGAGGTACTTGAATATTGTTGAATGTAGCCGAAGCTTTTATTCCAAGATATTTTTGAATGTTTAATCCAGTTTCAATAAGATTAATCTTATCCTGGTTAAACATAATAATCTCGCCCATAGCATCTTGCTTAAACGGGTCTATTCTTGATGTAAAATAAACATCGGCTATCCAGTCTTTATACTGATCTAGCCAATGATAAAATGCCGTAAACTCTTCTTGCGAAAGTTTAGGATTGATTGGTATGCTAAAGATTTTTTTTGCAGTCACTCACTTCATCCTATAAAAATTAAATATTAAAGCTTGACTTCTATTGGATCACCAATTTCCCATTTAAGCTCAAAAACGTTTGGATCAATATTATCTATAGTAGGCCCAGCATCTAAGTGTTCAGGTGTAATAGGATCTACTATAATTCTTTTTCGTGATGGAACTATCACATCCCATTTTTCATAAATTTTTACAGTTCCAGTTTTATTTTCTTCATCATCATATTCCTGAATAGGACGACCATAATGTTCGTACATTATTGCGTGTAACTCATGATTTTTTTCACACGCATTTATAGAATCAATTAAACGATTATATTTTTTATTATATCTAAGCTTGTTGCCCTCTGAAAGAACATGAAATTGTCTTTTTGCATAATGCAATAAAATAGTCTTAAGATATATTACAGAATTTTTTTCATCTTCTTCGGTTAAAGTATATACAAATTTATCCCTAGGATGTAAAATTTTATTTTTGGGAATATCAAGTAAATGTTTTATCCATTCAAATACTCTATATTCTACTTTAACATTTAATGTTTTTCTTTTAGAAAAATTTATTTTTGAAAAACATGAACCTTTAGCTACATGCTCAGGTATTTCTACCAATACATCTTGCAATTCTTGACATAGCTGCGTATCTTCTTCTATTTCATATACATCGTATAACCAAAACGAAAAAACGCTTGATATATTTAATTGATGAAGAAGTTTTAAGTGATACTCACTTCTTTCAAGTGTTATATATTTCATGGAATTCTTTTGGTAATGTAACTTCTGGCGTTTTTGGCGAAGTGCTGTTATTTTCTAACTTTGCCCTAGCAGCATTAATTAATTCTAAGTCTGCATTGATTGCGCTATTAATTAATTGCGGATCAAGAGAACCAATATAGTTCATCTTACCATCGTTAGTCAACTGCAATGATTTAGCGGCTTCTTGACGAAGAGCGACCTGTTGTTGTTCTACTGCTAAGTTTACAGTGTGCGCAAGAGCAAGACATTCTTCTCTCTGTTTAGCTCCTAGTTGCATGATAGCATCTAAGTTTCCATTACCGATGCGACCATAGGCACATAAATCCATTGCAGCTTGTCGTGCAAGACGTACAGTCCAGTATTCTTGCTCATACAGTTCTTCTTCTTCGGTACCAAGTACTGCAGTTAATGGTCTACCATCGGGGGTTTTACCGTTTGGACCAGCTAAAAATTCTTCTACAAGTTCTAAGAAAAATTGTCGTTCAATATAAAGATCCTTCACACGAGTCCTAGTAGAAGCCACTCCATTAGTTTTTCGTTTTACGTCAAGTTCTAACAATTCTTTGATTAGTGGATCTGTTGCTGCATCGCGATCTCGTTCAGCTATCTTGAGCTCAATCTCAATTTTCTTTAATTCATATTCTTGCATTTCAATACTATCTTCACGCGCGCGAAGTTCTAACAAATATTGTCTGACAATATGAAATGGTGTAAATTCAGCATTTCCTACAAACCACTTTAGCTTGAACTTTGGAGTACTCCAATAGTTATTATAAGAAAATTCTATTAGTTCTTGAGATTTTGGGGGAAGTAGAGAAACATCAGTAGAAATTTTCTTTTTGGGGAAGAAATTCTCGTACTTATATTTTCCGTATTCTACAACATCAGTCATTTTTTATCCTTTAACAAATATATTATCTAAATCTAAGATTGTTATAATACTATATATCAATCTCTCCAGAAAACATGGCCAGATGAAGCTCCGGTATGAGGAGCTTCTCCTTCACCTGAACCTTGTATAGCTGTACCTAATACTGCACCAGCATCAGTTGCATATACAAGTCTGCTACAACGATTATTTTGTAAATTATTATATTGTCCTAGTATATAACCACGATCTTGTGACATACCATGATTTTCTTC